TTCCAAGCCTACGAAATCGACTTTCGCTCACTCTATGACTTGCTCGGCAGCGCCGGCGCGCTCGCGCTTCCCGCCGCGGTCGGCTATTCGGGGATCCTGGTCGGCCGGCCGGACTCGCTTTGCATCAATTACGCGACTTATACGGAAGTGGGCGGCGCTCCCTATGTCGCGCACTCGACCGACCAATTCGCGCCGACCGGCGTACTCGCCTCGGGGATCGGCGTATTCGATACGACGCTCACGCTCACGACCTCGAGCGCGGTCGACCTCTCGCATGTCACCGTCCCTTGCATGGCGTTGATCGTCGACGGCCTGGGCGAGCTCATCAATGTGACCGCGATCAATGTCTCGACCGGCGTCTGTACGATCGCGCGCGGCTGCGTCGACACGGTCGCCGCGGCTCACTCGGGCGCGATCCGGCTTTTCTTCGTCGATACCTACATCGGCAGCGATGCAGAGCAATACGCCGCGGCCGAGGTCGTCAATAACAAGCCGTGTCCGAATGCGCCGCTCGGTCAATTGCCGCTCGTGAGCGCGACCGATATCACGGTAACAATCGCCGGCCGGGCGCTGCTCCCGTATCCGCCGGCGATGCCGAAAATCAACGGCACGCGCTTTGATCTTGCCGGCACGATCACCGGCGCGTTTACCCTCTCGTGGGTCGAGCGCAATCGCCTGACGCAGGCCGATGTGATGGTCGACCAGACGGCCGCGACCGTGACGCCGGAGGCCGGCACGACCTACACCGTCCGCGTCTACAGCTCGGCGCCGACGCTGCTCGCGACCTATACCGGGATCACCGGCACCTCGCAGTCAATCAACTCCGGCGCGAGCGATACGCTAACCCTGCAGCTCGAGAGCAACCGCGGCGGCTTGGTCTCGCTCGAGCATTGGTCGATCCCCGTAACCTTCGTGAACGCCTCGACCGGAATCACCGACGAGAGCGGGACGCAAATTGACGACGAGACGAGCGTCGATATCTGGAGCGAGTAAAACCATGACGACAAAATTTAGCCTTTTTGGTGTGGGCAGCGCGCCGGGAACGAGCGACCAGGTCGTCGGCCTGCAGGCCGGCGCGAATGTGCGCTGGCCGATGAGCGCGCTCGCGACTCTTTTCGGCGTCGCAAAATACGTGACCAATATCGGGGACGGCTCGAGCGTCTCGTATGTCGTGACGCACTCGCTCGGGACTCGAGACGTCCAAGTTCAGGTCTACCGCAACGGCACGCCATACGATGAGATCATCGTCGACGTCGCGCATACGACGACGAACACGATCACGCTCACCTTTACAACGGCGCCGACGACGAACCAATTCCGCGTCGTGGTGTGGGCGTAAATGCCGACGATCCTCTCGCGCCTTCGGGGATTGGTTGCGCCGACCGCGCTCGATGAGCCCTTGCGCCTGGCCGATGCCGGCGGCGTAGTCCCGAGCACGGGCGGCGCCGGCGGTGGAATCATTCTCCTGCGCGGCCGCGATGGCGAGGACGGGAAAAACGGGATCGGCGTCGCGGGCCCGGCGGGCGCCGCGGGCGCGACGGGCGCGACGGGCGCGACGGGCGCCACGGGTGCCACGGGTGCGCAGCAACCGCCCGGGTGCGCGTGGATCAACTTCGCGCAAGGCCTCCCGATCGTCACGCCAGTCAACGCCGTTCCGCGGCTCGTCACCGGCACATACAACATTCTCGAGTGTGTCGTTTTGACGCAGGGCGGCCCGGGCTCGTGCGTGATTAAGGTTTGGAAAGCCAATTTATCGTCGCACTATCCGCCGATCAGCTCGGACGACATTACCGGCGGGAATAACGTCGTCCTCTCCTCGACGACCGATCACGACGACAGCACCTTGACCGGCTGGACAACCGGCCTCGTGCAAGACGATATCTTGCTTTTTTCGCTCGCCTCGACCTCGGCGTTTTCCTACATACAAATCCAACTGCGAATAGGGTGAGCAAATGACGACCGCCTCCGTTTCCTCGGTAATTGCCAACGCCTCGAGCGCGAATTTCCAAGCGTGGGTGCAAGAGATTTACACGAATCTCGTCACGAATTGCGGGCTCTGTCAGCTCCCCGCCGGCATGGACTCCGGGCAAATGGCCGTCCCTTGCGCCACCGCATGGGCGAACACGACGCAGACCTCGCTCGGCTATTACCAATTTTCGTTTAACGACACTTTAAGCCAAGGGCCGCTCGTCACCGGGACCGCGCTCTCGCTCGGCAGCACGGGCGCGCAAGGCGCCGTGACGGCCGCGGCGACGACGGGGTCCGGCTACACGACCGGCGGAGCGGCGACCGTGACAAACGTCGCGCTCTCCTATGTCGCGAGCGGCGGCCTCGGAGGCACGGGCGGGACGGGCTCGGGCGCGATCGGAACGGTCGTTATTAACTCCTCCGGAATAATCACGTCGATTACCCCGACGACCGCCGGGACCGGCTACCTCGTCGGCGATCAATTGACCGTGACAAACGGCGCGCTCGCGGCCGGATCCAAGAGCGGCGCCGGCACGCTCACGGGCACGGGATCGGGCGCGATCGCCTACGTCCAACTCTTGACGAGCGCAGCGGCTCCCGTCGTTTTGAAATGGGAATTCGGTACGGGCGCCGCTTCGGCCAATCCCAACATGTGGGCGACGATGGGCACCTCGTGGACGATCTCGAGCTCAAACGGCCAGGTCGCGGCGGTTAGCAATGGCGCGGCGACGACCCGCGTCGCGATCACGGCGGCGAGCGGTGCGCTGGTCTCGACGACGATCCCGTATATCTCGAGGTATTGCTACAACAAAACGTATGGTTTTCTTGGCTTCGCCTGGAAGTCCGGCGCGCAGACGAGCGGCTCATCCTACGGCTACGGCGGCCTTTTTATTTTCCGCACGGGCGACGGTAACGGCAACCCGACGGCAAATGCTGCTGTTCTATTGACGGGCGGTATCGCGACCGCAACCGCCGGGACCGGCTACGGCGTCATGCAGTGCATGAGCTACACCAACAACGCAATTTATCCGACATTGAGCGCGCAAAGCTCAATCTCATGGCTCGCCGGCACCAACTATACCGCCGGCTCGGTTAACAGCCTTTTCGGGCTCGCGAGCACGTATGAAAACGGGACGGTTTTCGTCATGCCGGCCTTCACCATGGACCCGGTTTTAAGATTCTCGCCTTATATCTGCGCCGCCTCTTTAAACGATGTGCCTCTCGGGATCTCGTTCTCCGCGGCGATCATCGGGGCGACCGCGCTCACGTTTTTATCCCTTGGGCAGCCTTTCGGCTCCGCGAATCTTTGTTCTAGTCAAACTCAAGCGTGGAATAGCTTGTGTATGTTGTGGATGTAGATGACGACGACCGCCACCTGTTCGATTGCAGTGACTACCGGGATTGCGACGGTAAGCGGCATTAGCGCGGGTGGCGTGATTCAACCCGGCGCCACGGTCACGGGCCCGGGCGCGAGCAATGTCTCGCTTGTGTCGACGACGGGGATCATCGCTACCGGCGGCACGAGTCTTACCGCGGGCACCTATACCGGCGTCTCGATCACCGGCGGCTCGGGCTCCGGCATGAAAGCGACCGTCGTCGTCGCCGGCGGCGTCGCGAGCTCGATCACAATCACGACCCCGGGCGGCGGGTACATCGATGCCGATGTGCTCTCGATGGCCGTCGCCAGCATTGGCGGCGTAGGGACGGCGCCGACCTTTTCCGTCCAATGGGTCGTCGCTGCGCCGATCGTTATCCAGCCCTACGGGACCGGCGGCACGACCGGGACCGGCGGCAATGGCACGTATGCGACCAACATATCGACGGCGGTCGCAAGCGCGACTTTGACGTTTACGCTCGTCGAACCGCCCGTGAATACGCAGCAACTGCAGGGCGTTCCTTTGACGCCGCCGGCGTGGAGCTCGATCGTCAATTATCTCGGGCCGAATCCCTTGACCGGATTTATCGGGAGTGTCGTCGCCTCCGGAGGTCTCTTTTACGTCGCGGTCGCGCCGAGCCTAAACCAAGCGCCGCCGAATGCGACTTACTGGACGGTCCTGTATGAGGCAGTCCCCGAGGTCGAATATTCGACCCTCACCGTCCCGGCGATCCGGAGCGGCTCGTCCATCATTCCGCCGGCGCCGCTCCCGAGCGGCACCGCAAACACGTCCGTCGGCGTCCCGATCTAATTTTTACGAGGTAAATCCATGTCGTCAAAAAAAGCTCTAAACATTGAACCGATCGCGCTGACGAATTCCGTCGCGAATTTGCTTAACTGCAACGTGACCTCACTCTCCGGGCCCGTCGGTTTCACGATGTCACAGCCCTATTTGCTCGTCACGCATGCGCGCGCGATCAATCGAGACTCGAGCCCGCACACTGTTAGTTTTTGGAAAGGCGGCACGGGCGCAAGCGCCGCCGGAACTGAGTGTTGGGGGAACGGCGTCAACGTCCCGGCGAATTCGTACGTGGATCTTTTTTACGGCGAAATGCGTTTCGACGCGGCGGACTTTTTGACCGGCGAGGCGAGCGTGTCGAGCGAGATAACACTGCAGATCGAGGCCGAGATCGGGATCTCGGGATAGCGGTCACGCCGCGCCGGCGAGCTCGTCGGCACAATTGCGGCCAGGTTATCGGGAGGCCTGGCCGCGATGGATATCACACTTTTCGCAAAGCTCACCGTCCCGGCCGAGGCCGAGCGATCCCGCGTCTATGACGACGCGACCGGGAAAACAATCGGACCCGGGACGCTGGTCGTCGGTAATCCAACAATCGCGATCGGCCGCAACGTGGGCCCGAGCGGGCCTGGCCTTCGCGAATCTGAAATGGTCTCGCTCCTCGCAAACGATGAGAGCGCCGTCGAGTCGGACGCGAAGGCCTTCGCCTTCTACCCGCACCTCTCCCCGACTCGACAGACGGTCGTCTGTTGCATGATTTTTAATTTAGGCCTGAAAGGATTCGCCGGCTTTCACGATCTCATCGGCGCGCTTAACGATGCCGTGACGCAAATCGACCCTGCAGCTCAGGGGGCAGCCTACAGCCGGGCGCACGATGAAATGCTAAAAAGTCACTGGGCGGAGGCGCCGCCCGTCGGCGTTGGGATCCGCGCGGAGCGGCTCGCGGAAATCATGCTAAACGACTCGGCCGATTAAGGAGGTCTCACCGCAATGAGTTTTTCCAGCACAGCAAAAAGCATAATCGGCGCGATCGCGCCAACACTCGGGACCGCACTCGGCGGACCTTTCGGAGGCCTCGCCGGCGCGATGCTCTCGAAGGCCTTGGGCACGAGCGACGACAAAGCCACCGAGGCGGCGATCCTCGGCCAGTCCCCCGACGACCTGGCGAAAGTGAAACAAGCCGAGATCGACCTGCAGGCGAAGCTCGCCGAGCTCGGCGTCGAAAAGGAGCAGCTCGCCTACGCGGACACAGATAGCGCACGAAAGCGTGAGGAGGCGGTCAAAGACTCGACACCGCGGATCCTGGCCTACGGGATCACTTTCGGGTTTTTCGGAATCCTCGGATATCTGCTTTACAACGGCAAACCGCCCGGCGGCGACGTGATTATGGTCATGCTCGGAGCTCTCGGGACGTCCTGGACCGGCGTCATTGGCTACTATTTCGGCAGCTCCGCCGGCTCCGATAGCAAAGCCGCGACGATCGCCAAGCTCGCCGGCGGCGCGCAAGCGGCCGCGGCCGCGAAATGATGGAGCTCGAGCGCCGGGTCCCGACGTTCTCCGACACGATCGTCGATTTAAAACGCGCGCTCGAGGAGGAGGACGACGAGCTCGCCGCGATCCGCAAGGGCTACCGCGTGATCGAGGCGATCGTCGAGCTTAGGGACTGCTCGGCGTGGCCGGCGAAATACGTCACCGTTTCGCGCAAGTGGGAGCAATGGAGCGGCCTGCGCGAGTTCGACGTCGTCGGCAAATCCGACTATGACTATCGGCCGCGGAAAATGGCGGACGCTTTCACGCTGATACTCAAAGAGGTCGTGAGCGTCGGCAAGACGATGAGCTACGTCGCTCCCACGGGAAACGAGGCCTCGGGATTTAAACCCGTCCGTTTTTTGCTCACCCCGTTTATGATCTCGCGCAAGGATTTCGTCATTGCGATCGGCTACCCGGTCGGAGCGTAAGCCGATGCCCGAATCGACCGCCGCGGAAAATTTCAAAGTCGCGGTGTTCCGTTCACTCGATGCGAGCGCGCGGGATTTCGAGGCACTGCGCAACAAAGTCGACGAGCTACGGCTCGAGCAAGCGAAAGACTCCGTCAAGATTTCGACCGCCGGCCAGGACGGCGAGCGGATCCGCGTCCTCGAGCATGCGAAAGTAGAGCCCGAGCGGCTGCGCAACTTAGAGGAAAAAGTCACGCGGCTCGATGTGCGTTCGGGGATCATAGGCGCACTCGGCGGCGCGCTCGCCGGCGCGGCACTGCCGCCGCTCTTTAGGTTTCTTTTCGCGCGCCTCGCGGGTTAGTCCTCACGAGAGCGCGAAAACCCGGGTTTCGGCTCCATACTCCCAATATGGACCCGGCCGGAGCTCGGACCTTGCGCCGGGCCCGCAAGCCGGCGCTTTTTTTGTAAACAGGGAGGCGATTGCATG